ACGCCGCTGGACGCCATCAAGGCCCGGTTGTTCGCCGGAGAGATCGACGAGCTGCACATTGAGATTCAGAAGCTCTCCGGCTATCTCCGCCGGACCCTTGCCGAGGTAAAAAACGCCTAGAGGCGGCGGACGACCCGGGATTGTCCCTGCTGTACTACCTGTTCGCCGCCAAGGGCTGGGGGCTGCGGGATTTAAAGGCCCTGTACGAGGCGCGGGACGGGTGGACGGAGGTTATCCGGGTGTTCGCCGCCTACCAGGCGGAGAGAAGAAGCGATGGCTTCTGGTGGTAAAAAAACCGCCCTCCCAGGCGGGAGGGCGGCAAGTCCTATAGCATCGGTATAAGAAACAGACATACCAGAGAAGAAACAAACATCGTGGCCGCGAGGAACCAGAAGAGAACGCGTGTGTCGCGGTCCTCCCGGGCATATCGCTGCTTCATGCCGACCGCTGTACTGCTCGGGCGGAGTTCACCAGATACCAGGTATATTAAGTAACCGCCGAGCGCAATGCCCGCAAGCGCACAAACCGTCAGGAAAGCTGTCAACTCCATCCCCCCCTTCAATGGCTGATTTCAATATAGCAGTTCCGCGAAAAATTGTCAACAGGAGGTGAAGCCTGTGGCGAGTGATATCTCAATTGTCATGAAGCTGCAGACCGATATCGACGCAAAGCTGAAGACCATCACCAGCACGTCCCAAGGCTGTTCCAAGGCTATGGAGGAGCTTTCAAGAAAAGGCCAGCAGCTTGGTGACAGATATAGGGACCTCACAAAGCGGTCTGCGGAGGCGTCCGCGGAGGCTCTGGAGGTCAAGCGGGCCATGGACGAGGCGTCGAAGGCCTTTAAGAAGAGCGGGGACGAAGCCGACCGGCTGACCTTTGAGCGGCTGCGGGAGGAATACAATGACCTGACGGTTTCCGCCAAAGGATACGCTGATGAAGCGAAGAACACCGTGAAGGAGATCCGCGCCCTTTCTGATGAGGTTCGGAAAATGGATGGCGCCGGTGTAGCGCAAGGCGTATCCGGCAGCCTCCCGGCAGGCGTATCCGACGGGAGCATCGTCCAGAAGGTTGGGACAGCCGGGCTTTTCAAAATGGCGGGTGATTCGCTCTCTCAGTTTGCCGGAGCCGCTCTTGAGAGCGCCATCGGAAAACCGATGGCAGACCTTGCCTCCGGGATTGCTTCCGGGGCCGCGTCGGGTGCGGCGATTGGCAGTATTGTGCCCGGCATTGGCACGGCCTTGGGCGCCGCCGCCGGGGCCGGTATCGGCGCAATCAATGGAGCGACCCAGATTTTCACCGAGCGGGACGACGCCTTCAAGGACTACTACCGGGGCCTCTATGAGGACACTAACACCGCCACGGCGGAACGGCTGTCCTCCGGCTCCACCCTGGCGGCGGGGCGGGAGACCACGAAGCTGTCCTTCAACACCCTGCTGGGCGGCGAGGAGCAGTCCGGCGCCTTTCTGAAAGACGTGCTGGACACCGCCAACACCACGCCGTTCCTCTACGACGACCTGGTGGGCATCTCCAAGACCATGCTGAGCTTCGGCACGGCGGTGGACGACATCATCCCCACTCTGACGAAGGTAGGCGACGCCGGGGCGGCCCTGGGCCTCTCCACCGGGGACATCGGGACCGTGGCCACGTACCTGGGCCGGATGCAGTCCAGCGACAAGGCCACGCTGGAGTACCTGAACCCGCTGAACGAGCGGGGCTTCTCCGTGTTCCAGTGGCTGGCGGACGACCAGGGCGTGAGCGTGGGGGACGTGTACAGCCAGATCTCCAAGGGGGAGCTTTCCGGCAGCTATGTCAGCGACGTGATCCTGACCCAGTTTGAAAAGCTCTACGCCGGGATGATGGAGATTCAGTCCAAGTCCACCGAGGGCCTGGACAGCACGCTCCAGGGGCTGAAGGAGAACGTGGACGCCGCCGGAGGCGACGCCTACAACGAAGCGCGGAAGGAGTCCAAGGAGGCGGATATCGCCGCCTATGGCGGCGCCCTGGGGGACAAGCTGGCGGAGCTCTCGGCCATTGGCGGCGAGGTCCAGGCTTATGGTGAAAACCTCCGGGACCAGTTCCAGCGGGAGGCCCTGGAGGCGGTGCTGACGGGGACCCTTGATAAAGAGGCTACCGTTTTTTCCGAGGAGGACGCGGCGAAGCTGGAGGAGCTTTCCCAGAAGTTTTCCGAGGCGAACCAAGCCTATGAAAACGGCAGCCTGGAGGCCGGGCAGAAGATGGTGGACCTCCGGGAGGAGGCCGAGGCCCTGGCCACCGCCGCTTACGAGTCCAGCGAGTGGGCCCAGAAGCAGGTGGATATGCAGGTCGAGCAAATTGACGCCACCCGGGAGCTGACGAAGGCAATGGTTTCCGCCACGGACGCCTGGAGGATGAACAACGCCTTTTCCAAGGGCGGCGCGGCTGGAGCTGCCTTTACCTACACCACTGCCATGGATGAGCGGACCGGAGCGGTTTCCTATGTGGATAAATACGGCCAAACCGTGGACCCCATGCTGGTGGACGCCGGCGGCGCCAACGGCTGGGCCGGGAAGGGGCGGAACAGGCCGGGACAGTACGCCGTGGGCCTGGACTACGTGCCCTACAACGAATTTCCCGCCCTGCTCCACCAGGGCGAGCGGGTGCTGACGGCGGCGGAGGCCCGGACCATGGACCGCATCCCGCCTTTCCCTGGGCCGGAACCCCTGGAAGCGGAAGGCAGGTTCGCGTTTGGCCTGTCCGCCGCGCCCTATGATCACTTCCCCGCCCTGCTTCACCAGGGCGAACGGGTGGAGCCGCCGGCGGGGAACCGGGGCGGCGGAGACGTACACGTGACCGTGCAGGTGGATTCCATCGTCGTCCAGGGCGGAGACGGGGACGGCGTGGAGCAGATCGCCGAAAGCCTGGCAAGAACGCTCCGGGAGGCGATGCTGAGAGGAGAGGAATAGCCATGCAGATCATTTTCCGCAACGTCAAAACGAACCAGGAGCTCATCATGCCGGTGACGCCGCCGGGCTTCACCGTGGCGGAGGGGCGGAGCGTGGAAACCCTGGACATGGCGGAGACGGGGCAGGTGAACCTGCCGGGGCTGCGGAAGCTCTTCAACCAGCGGCTGGAGTTTCTGCTGCCCTCCTCGGAGCGGAACTACACCACCAGCGGCTGGACCGGGGAGCCCTATACCGTGGTAGACCGTCTGGTGGAGTGGTCCAACAACGGCGACGTGCTGCGCTTCATCGCCACGGACACGCCGGTAAACCTGCCGGTGCTGCTGGGCCCCGTGGAGCACGGGCAGCGGGACGGCACGGGGGATGTGTACGTGACTTTGGAGCTGCGGCAGTACCGGGAGCTTCAGGAGGAGAGCACCGAGGTCAACCAGGACACCGGCAACCTGAGCCGGGCCGCGCCCCAGGAGAAAAAGGAGGAGGGCTCCTACACCGTGGTGAAGGGGGACACCCTCTGGGGCATCTGCCGGAGGACCTACGGGGACGGGGCCCTCGCCTGGAAGCTGGCGGAGGCCAACGGCATTAAAAACGCGAACCTCATTTTCCCCGGCCAGGTGGTGAAGCTGCCGGACAAGGGGAGCTTGTGATAGGGAATGTGTCCAAGTTGGACACATCCGCCGGGGAGAGATTGAAATGGCATACAACGACCTGTTGAAAATCCGCACCTGGTCCCTGGACGGGGCAAAAACGGAACACGTGACGGAGAAGGTCCAGGCCAAAACCTGGAGCGGAAGCTATAAGGACTGCGCCCGGCAGCTGAGCTTTTCCGTCCTGCCGGAGGCCCTGGCGGAGCTGGGGGGCATGGCGCGGCTCTATAAGGACGCGGATATCTTGTTCTCCGGGCATATCGTCTCCCGGAACCGGGACAGCCTGGGAAAGACGGTTGACTGCTCCGCCCTGGACAACGGGCTGTACTTAAAGCGGAACAGCACCTATATGGCGGTGCGCAAGCAGACGCCGGAGGCCGTCACGGCCCAGCTCTGCGGAGAGTTCGGCGTCCCCTGCGGAGAGTTGGCGGCCACGGGAGTTCCTTTGAGCCGGAACTTCCTGGGGGTGAGCCTCTACCAGATTATTCAGACCATGTATTCTCTGGCGGCGGAGCAGACGGGGAAGCAGTATCAAATCCGCTTCCGCTCCAACCACCTGACCGTGGTGGAGAAGGCCGTGGGCCCTGAGAGCATCCGGCTGGTTCCGGGGAGCAACTTGCTTTCCTGCCGGTCGGCGGAGAGCATCGAGCGCATGGTCAACCGCGTGGCGGTCTACGACGACGATAAATTCAAAAAGGTGGCCCAGTACGACAGCCCGGAGAACTACGTGGCCCTCTACGGCCTTATGCAAAAGGCCATCCGGGCCAGCGAAAAGGAGAACCCGGAGACCGCCGCCCGGGATATCCTGGAGCAGAACGGAATCTCCACCACCATCACCGCCCAGTGCCTGGGAAACGTGAAGCTCATCACCGGCAACGCCGTGGCGGTCCACGAGCCTGTCACCGGCGTGGACGGCCTGTTCTGGATTACGGCAGACAGCCACACGGTCCGGCGGGGCGTCTACCAGACCAAGGTGACGCTGGACTTTCGGAATTTGATGGACGGGCAGGCGGCGGGGAGCCTACCGAAGGAGTGAACATATGCAGGGAAACGCGTACAGCGAGCTCGTCTCCATAATGCGGGAGACAGCAAAGCCCAAGGGGCCCATGGGGCCCATCCACCTGCGCCTGGGCGTCGTTTTGGAGGCGGACCCGCTGAAGGTGGACGTGGCGGGGACTATCCAGGAGGCGGAGCGGTTCTACATCTCCCACCGGCTGGTGAAGGGCCACCGGGAGTTGCTGGAGCTGGACTGCTCCGGGGTAAACGGGAATCTGTCCATCCAGGCCTCCTGCGGCTACGGCTCCCACAGCTCCATGTCCGTCAGCTCCGGCACGCTGAATACGCCCCGCTGCCTGGCCGCTCAGGCGGAGCCGGTGCTGAAGGCCGGGGACGAGGTGCTGCTGCTGACGGAGGACGACCAGACGTTCTATTTAATGGATAAGGTGGTGAAGGCGGGATGAGCGGAATCTTCCCCATTGTGCAGCCGGAGGCGGCGGCGGAGCCCCGGCGGCTGCCGCTGTGCAAAGAGGCGGCCTGGGATTTTGAAAAAGGCACGCCGGTGTTCTCCGGCGGGAAGCCCCTGGTGGTCTCCGGGGCGGAGGCGGTGAAGGTGTGGATCTGGAAAACGCTGATGACCGCCCGGTTTCATTTCAGCGTTTATTCCTGGGACTACGGCAGCGAGGTGGAGAGCCTGATCGGCAAGTCCTTCACCCCGGCGGTAAAGCGGAGCGAGGCCGCCCGCTATGTGCGGGAGGCCCTGCAAATCAACCCTTATATCCGGGCGGTGCGGCAAGCGGACGTGACGTTTCAAGGCGACGATTTGACCATCTCCTGCGAGGTGGAGACGATTTACGGGGAGGTGCAGGTTTATGTATGAGGACATGACGCCGGAAAAAATCCGGGGACGTATTCTGGGACGGCTGAAAACGGACCTCCAGACCCGGGAGGGCAGTTTCACAAACGATATCATCGCCGCCGCCGCGGAGGAGATCAGCGAAGCGTACCACAGCCTCGACGCGCTGATTCCCGCGTTTTACGTGGATGAGACCAGCGGGCCGTACATTGATAAACAGGCGGGGACCGTGGGCATCGTCCGCAAGGCCGGGACGAAAGCGCGGTGCGGCGTCACCTTTACGGGGGCGGACGGCGCGGCCATCCCCGCCGGGGCGGTCTATTACACGGCCTCGGGCCTGGCCTTCTACCTGGAGGCCCCCGTTACGCTCCGGGACGGGGCCGGGGAGGGAACGCTGCTTGCCGCGGAGCCCGGGGACGCGTACAACATCGCCGCCGGGGAGATTGTGACGGCC